CAATCCACTGACTCGTATGATCCCCGCATTGATAATGAGGATGAGACGCATGAGTCTGACGTTGACCCGGGTAAGAATATGCAGAGCAACGTCAAGAAGATCAGGAGTAAGCTTGAGGCTAAGGACACCACAACCAAGACCAAGTCAGAGGTTAGTTCTTGGAATGAGACCGCTGCATGGGAGGCACACTCTGCTCTCAAGGAGATGGTTGACAAGGTTTCCTCAAATGATACCCTACTCCCTGCTAAAGGTGAGGAGCAGGAGTTCAGGGCGATGACGTACAGCCTCAAGAAGGCAGTCAAGCAGTATGCTTCTGCATTCAACAAGGGGGAGGATCGTGAGATCGCACAATCCCCGTTCACAGACGTGATGGTATCAGCAAACAGTATCATCAATCGTCTCCCAAAGGAGGATGAATCTCCATCCAAAGTTGTTCTTGGGATGATCGAAGAACAGAAGAAGAAAATCTCAGCCTAATGTTCATTCTCTGAACAAGGAACCGCTAGGGGCATTCGGCCCCAAGTAATCGCTACATGGAGTTTTGGTTACACAAGTGGGGCGGTTTCTTGCCCCCTGCTTTCTGGCGGAGGCAGGGGGAAAACTTAAAACATAGAATATCTTATTTTAATCTCATGAAACTGGAGGGTCATCATGTTCATGGATCAAGTGAAGAACCTCTCCGCTGAGCATCCGCACTACAACTTCCTAGTTAAGGGGAACCCCTTCCTTCATATGCTCTTATCGAGCGATATGTTTGGGGTGTGCAGAGAGTCTCAGACTAAGATCGGAGAGGCTTGCGGGATGTCACGTCAAGAAGTGAGGACTTACCTTGACAAGATGAAGGAGATGGGGGTTATCGAGACAACAAAGGAATCGAAGAGAATCAATGGGAACTGGGTGTCAATCACCATGATCAAGTTCTCCCCAGAGAATGCCATCTTTGTTGACATGGATGAGAAAGATAAGATCCCACGGTTTCACAAGTTTGGGTATCCTCAAGACTTCCAAGATGATTGGGAGCTATACCGTGGGAGGGATAGGATGCGGATAGGGAATAAGTCTGCTGCGTATTACCCTTGGGTTGAGAGCATAGAGAAGTATGGCAGAGAAGCACTGACAAGGGGAACACGCAATTACATCGCAGATTGTGAGAGCAATGACATCTGGAAGAAACAGGCAAAGACATTCTGGGGTACAGAGACTGCCTTCTTCATGGATAAGAGATACCAAGTCATGGGGCGAACCCCTGAAGAGGCGTTGGTTGATTTGATCTACTACAAGGGTCTTAAGAGGCTTATAGAGGGAGGTGCTTGCTTCACTACTAAGAATGATCCGTATATGATTGAAGCCCTTCTCATTGTCAAGGGGACACACCCCACGATTGGGACTGTGATCGACAAGCGTGGAGATAATAAATTCAGGGAGTCTTTTCTCTCTGCATACAAGCTTGCAATGACAAGAGATAAGGAAGAGCTAAGGGAGAAGATCTACTCTAACAAGGAACCCATCATCGAGTGGGATGTTAAGGCCGAATCTAAATGAAAAGAATAGTACACGTCAACCAACACGTCATTAAACGCAATCAGAAGACGGGTGAACGGGAACCCTGTCTTACAGTTAAGACATACAAATCTAATAATTATTGTTACGAGGCAGTGATTGATGGGCCTTGTAAAGTAATTTACTCCCCAGACAAGCCGTTATCATGTGGGGCTAGAGTCTGGGTGGAAACTGAATCTGAAGTTCATTGTATAGATGTTTTGGAGTCAAAATGAAAAGATTCATAGTCAGAGAGTCCACCTTAGCAAAAGCAAAGGAGAGGGCAGACAAGCTCCCACTGCTTAACAACTCCATACGTAGTGGGGAAGGTGCAATTGCAGCATATATCGGAGAGGCTGTTGCCCACGCCATGTTGGGTGGGAGAATAGCAGATCAGTATGACTACGATATTATCTATGGAGAGAACAACACTAAGATTGATGTTAAGACCAAGGTCAGGACTGTACCCCCACAGAAGCACTACTTCTGCTCTGTTGCGGATTACAACACCACACAGCAGTGTGATGAGTATGCTTTCGTAAGTGTACTCAAAGATTACACCTTGGCATGGTGGCTAGGAAAGGTTAGTAAGGACTCATTCTATAAAAAAGCACTCTTCTATAAGAAAGGAGACCTAGACCCATTCTGGGATACTGGTGGAAAGTTCTACTTTAGAGCAGACTGCTACAACTTAGAAGTTTCTGAATTGGATTCACATTGAAAATAACAAATGAACACAGACACAAAGACAGAGGAGATCAAGCTACTGTCAGCGTTAATGACTGACCAAAGTGGGGGGCTTGCTGATTTGGTTTCCCCCTCAGTCTCATTGGGGGATTTTCTCCATGATCGCAACCAACTCTGTTACAAGGGGATTCTTGAGATTGTCGAGGCAGGGGAACCCTTAACTGTGTCGCATCTTTTCGCTAAGGTGCGGGCTTCCGGGAGGGTTGACGAAGGATACGTTAGAGCGTTAGTCAGTCATGGAACTGGGGAACCCTCGCTAGTTGAAACATACGCAGAGACAGTTCGGGGTAACGGTATTGCAAGTAAGCTCTCGGCACACTGCAACTCTATTAAAAACAAACTTGAAGAGGGAGTTCCCGCTAAGGAGGTGATACGTTACGCAGAGGATGACCTCTACGGGATTTCTGATATTGCAGAGAGCAACACAAGTGCTGACATCTCAGGGACAGCATGGTTGAAGAGTGTACTCAGGAAGATGACTGACACCTCAATATCAAAGTCAAGATTCTCTACTGGGTTTAGTTCCCTTGACAGGTTTCTTGATGGGGGTTTGGAGTATGGGAACGTGGATATCATTGCAGGGAGAACTGGGATGGGGAAAACCTCATTCGGGTTAAACATCCTGTGCAACGTGGCACGATCCGGAATCCCTTCCATGATGGTTAGCATCGAGATGACTGGGGATATGATCATGCGGAAGATGATTGCAAGCAGATGCAAAATCCCAGAGGGGAGGATCATGGGGAACTCCATGACTGAGGAAGAGTTGAACAAGCTTGCAGAGTTCAGCGTCAACACTGCAAAGGATGAGCATAAACTGTTTGTTGATGATAAGTCCTTCAATCTGTTTGACGTGGAGACCTCAATACGTCAGATGGTTCGGAAGCATGGGGTCAAGTTTGTGGTTGTAGATTACATCCAGATCATACAGGTTGGGGGTAGTGACAATCGTTACCTTGAGATTGGGGCAGCAGTCAACAAGCTGAAGGAGTTGGCGAAACGTCTCAACATACACGTCATGCTTCTGTCTCAGATTAACCGTAGTGTTGAGGGAAGAACCTCAAAACGCCCTGCACTCTCTGATCTCTCTGAGAGTGGGAAGATCGAGGAGACTGCCTCCCGCGTTTTCCTTATCTACCGCGATGAGTACTATGACCCTGATACTAAGGATAAGAACATTGCAGAGATCTCTATTGCAAAGAACAGGTTTGGGCAAACCGGGACGGCAAGGATGACTTTCCTTGGGGAGTACACCCTGTTCGCAGACACTGCAACTCATACTTATGAGTAGCGCACTGCGCTTGACCACAGCATTTTGATGCTGTATACTAACTAAAAACATTTAGAAAGGGAATATGTCTGGGATAAAGTTACACAAACCAATCAAGAAGATTGACCCCGCATTCGAGGTTAAGATGCCGGGGACTGGGAAAGAGAATCTTTATGAAATCAGTGTTATCGTAAAGGGCTATAACGAGGAGACTGCACTTGATAACTTCGGCAATGTCGAAATATACAATGGCTATTTCCGAATCTCAGAAGTACTTGAGGGGGAAGACGAGGATGGACTTACGATTTTTACCCCAGCACACTCGAATAGTAGAATAGGGAGGACAAACGGAAGTGCTGCAAACTGAGTCACCTATGTCAGACTTCTCTACAAGAGGAGCGTTTGATGGGTATCTCGAAAGAACCTTTGGGTTCTCAAACAGCAAGGCTGTTGAAAGAATGTTCTCCCTCAATCTAAAGCAACTGATGGATGACAGAGGCGTCAGTTCTGCTGATCTTTCAAGGAAGATCGGTGTCAGTAAAGTCACTGTCTATCACTGGAGGAATGGCAATCGCCATCCTAATCTGAATAACCTGTTCAAACTTGTCAACTACTTCAACGTAGATTGCGTTGGGGATTTGATAATTGAAGAGATCAATGCATCTTCAAAAGCACACCCCTTTCGTGGGCGGGGGTTATAAAAGCCCACACACTAGGGTTGCAGAGTAAGCGGTTTTCTGTTGCACCTTGAATGTAAGAGTTCAGGGTACTCCACTAGAAGTCAACAGAGTTGGGGGTTTGATACACTTATCCTTGCTAGAGAGGTGTATGCTTTGACCCAATCATATGGACCGTAAAGCGATAAATCTTCGGTATGCGGGCTGGCAATTCCCTGCCAATCGCCCCATACAACCACAAGAGAAGAGGAAGCTCCCTGCAACCCTCTTCATTAACTTTTAACCATGAAAGGTTTGATTATGTTCAGTCAAAACCTCTGTATCTTCTCTGGGAGGCTGGGCTCTGACCCAGAACCCAAGGAAGTAGGAAGCTCAACCGTCTGGAAGATGGGACTTGCTGTGGATAACCCACGCAAGACTGACGAAGGATGGGAGTCGAACACATCATGGGCAGATCTCGAGTACTGGGAGAACCCTGATCGTCCCGGTTTGGGGAATGTTATCCGCAGACTGTCAAAGGGGGATGTCCTTCATGTTCATGCGTCATACCGCAAGACTGTGAAGGAGAGTGTGGAAGGGAAAAGGAGTTTTGTTTCTTTTCGGGTGAGGGATATCTACCCGGAAGTGAAGCCTCGGTCTGATTCTGAGACCCCAGTAGAGTCTCAAGATAGAGACCCCTTCGTGTAAGCTAAGCCGCTCCTCGCAAAACGGGGAGCGATCTTCCCACGATATTCCTAGTCAGTTGGTTCTTCAACTGCTGTAACCTGTTCAATCTCTGCCGCTTCATCTGCCCATCCATTCTGGGATCATTTGTCACACGCTTGATGACATTGTTGATCTTGGTGAGTCTTCTTGCGATGCGGTTGTATGACGTTCTGTATCTAAGTAGCAGACGATTCTCCTCTATTGTTCCCCTTGCCCGCTCTAATTCCCCAAGCTTCCTCATCTCACGTATATCAGAGAACACTTGGTTCATCTCTTTGAGTTGTTCATAGAACATCGTTGTGTACTTTGTATGCTTCCTGTCTTCCAGATTAACCACGAACCTCCTTGCCCCCTTCTGTAATGCCCCCCCAACAATGGGGATGCTGTTCATCCCGTCTTCTGGGCGTTCATTCCCTGAGATCATTCTAATGATACTGTCAACCCCCGAAAGCACTGTGCCCCCAAGCCATGCGGCATACCCCTTGACTGCATACTCGATCTGAACAGGAGAGTACTGCACCTTCTCCCAAGGAACTACTTTTGCATTCATCTGACTCAAGAGAGTTGCTGTCTCTGAGGTGTACGAGCCTTTTCTTTCTTGTGGAGAAAGCCGTTGCATCCCCATTGACTCTATTGGTCTATCTGTAAAGGGATTCCGGTTGCTATAAATATCCAGAACGGGACGTAAGGGCATGGGAATCGGATCTATCGCAAAGGTTTCGTGCATCGTATGCCAGAGTCTCTCTCGAAACAACTTGCCGTGCGCCTCATCATCAACCATTTGGTCAACAACCCTCTCGGCTAACGTGGCAATTGCACCCAACTCGAATGCCTTGGGGATTCTGAATGCTGTATCCCCAGCCTTAAACCAGTGATAGGTATCACGATCCCACTCTTCTCTCTCCTTGTAGTCGTCATCCTCTGACCATGCAAGGTGATTCAGTACACTTGCTGCAACATACCCCATGGTTACTGTTGCGAACTGTACTCTCCTTCCGGGTGTGAACCCTGCACGACCTAGTTTGTACAACCCTTGTAGTCTTGCATTAAGGAATGGGCTCCATTCCCCAAGAGTCTGCACTGCACCCCAACTCCCATGTAAAGAGAAATCCATCAAGTCTCTTGCTTCGTATGAAGCCTCAAGATGTGACTTCCCCTGCTTCTTGAGATGGTTGTATAGTGCAATTCGGTTTGCACTCTCCACACGATCCCCTACTCCCTCATACCATTGATACCCCTTCTTGAGAGTCTCCTTGACCTTGTTCTTGTAGTTTGCAAAGCCCTCTGCATTATCCAGAACAAACTCACGCTTGATCCCCTTCTCTATCATTAACCTTGCACGATCAGGATCAGTCCCTATCGAGTGTCCAAATCTGAACATCCCTCCCCCTGCAAGGGCACTCCCATAAGTCTTGCTCTTCTCTCCTGCTTCCTTATATCCCTTGACTACATTGAAGATTGGGTTGAACTCCATCATGTCCTTCATCCCAACAGGGGCAAGTGCCATTGTTGAGATTGTATCCCTCATCAGGTTTGCCAATCTAAACTCTGGAGATAGCGTGACTGCTTGTGTGTACCATCGCTTGCTCCCTCTGAAGAACTTGTACAGAGGATTATCCTTCCGTACTGCATTCATTGACATCAATGACTCCAAAACCAAGGGGTCATAAATCCTGTAATAGACACGTGCCCCATCCTTTCTCACATAGATGGTCTTTGCATCAGATTCAAGTAACTGCTTTGCCGCACTCAAATCCCCATTCTTAACACGCTTCTTGAAGTCAATGACCTCCTGCTTGTTAACTGGGTAGGCACCCAACTCAAGTGCAAGATCCTTTTGAACTAGGGCATCCACCGTCTCTACTGCTGCCTGATTCTTAAGTGAGACATCAATGAGGTGATGGAGATTCATCATGGTGTTCTGCAACAAGTCTCCTAGTCCTCGCTCACTACCCTCTAGTCTTCTGAATGCTTCAAGGTTAACCATCTTGTCAATGGTTTTGGGTCCGTTGTTCCCACTGCGATCCTCCTCTATCACACGGTAGAACGGGACATAGAATTTGTCATCCCACTCTGTACGCATTTGCTCTGAGATTGCCCCAGTCTGCACTGCAATATCCAGTACTGAGTTCTGCACTGCCTTCAAGTCTGCATGAACCTCATTGAATAGCTGCTCACGTGACATATTAACCCCTGTCACAGTGTTAAGAGTCTGTCCTTGGTTGAGAGTTAACCCAGCAGTGATTTCCTCATCCGTGAGGAATCTAAGGGCATCCCTGCCTTCAGTCTTTAACTGTGCTGCTCTCTTTGCCCCAACCCATCTGAGGAAGGTGTCTAACTCTCCCCCTAGAGGTTTGAGGGATTCAACAAGACTCTTCTTACTCCTGTCCACATCAATCGCCCCATCCTTATCCAGCTTGATCCCCCCACTTGTGAACAATGCTCCAAATGCACCCTCTGAGGAACTAGCCATCCTTGAGAGGACATAGGCTTTCTCTCCTGCTCTATCAAGAACAGAGGCATATCTATCAAAAATCCCCTGTCTTATCTTTGTCCAGATGTCAGTCTTCAGATACTCTAGTTGCTTCTCAAGAATCCCACCCTTGTGTGGGGGCCCCATCTTGATATAGAATCTCTTCTGCTCGTCATTCATCCACTTCGGAGCAGTTGACAAGTCATCTGCCTCTTCACGTCTTGAAGTGAGATGTGGAAGATCATCAGTCAAGGAGTAACGTATACGCTTCACATCAGCAGGGGTATTATCTTGCGGGGGTCTTGCACTTGGGCGGGAATCCCTCTGTGCAGGGTGTGGTTCTCTTAATGTCCCTGCTCTGAACTTCTTCTCTGCTGCGATGACAAGATCACGCATCTGCGAGTCTGTCATGTTCCTCCCAAAGAGTCTTGAGAAGAACGACTTGATCGTATGAGTGATCTTTGATGCAAGTGTTGGGTTTGCCCTACCCTCTGCTAAATCTGCAAGCATCTCCTCTGCTGCAATTCTCATTTCAAATGAAGACGGGGCTTCTGCTGCTCTCAGGTAGCTACCCATCAACCCAGTTGGGCGAGTGGAGAGGGCTTTCTTTCTTACATCATCAAAGCGATACTTGACAATGTCACTGATCATTCGGGAGAATGCGCCTTCCCCCATTGTCCTTCGCATCCCAAAGTGAACAATGGATTCATGGAAGAGTAGAGCGCGGGCATCATCTGCATTATTCAAGCGGTCATGGAAGACAAGAATCTTAGGACGCCCGAATCCGTCTTCAACATCAATGGCAGCCCCAACTGCTCTCTCATCTACATCCCATCCAACACCTTTTGCCTCCTCTGGGTTTGCATAGAGCATATAATCCACACTCTCTGCCCCAGCAAACTCTTTACGGAAACTATCTATGCTAAGCCTTGCATCCGCATAACTCATCCCAGTTTTGCGTCTACGATCACGTTTTCCTCCCTCAGAGAGCTTGAAGAGAGGAGTGTCTCTGAGTTTATCCTTCTGCTGTGGGGCTAACCCTTCAACAAAGTTGAGTACGTTGTCAAAGTTTGTCTCCTTGAACCTTAACTTAACAAAGGGTTTTGTATTCTTGTCCCCCTTGAAGATTGCATTGACAACTGGAGCCCCGCTAGACTCATCCGGGGCAACCCATATACTCTCAAGTCTCCCATCTGTAAGCATCCCAATGAACTCATTGACTGCATCATCCCTTGAATCGAAAGTCTCTCTGACTGTGGGGGTTGTCTTGATGTCCTCAGAAGTTACTTGTTGTACTTCCCCTCCCCTTGCAAGGAACTCTGCAACTGCACTGTCAACATCCTTATGGGTTATCTCCTCCTTACTCCTCATCACCTTGTCAGGGGCTTCCTCCATAAGAGCAACTGCACTCTCACGTAAATCTGAGAGTGATGCCTCATTGAGTTCTGAGTCTGAGAGTATATCCCCACCGAATTCCTCCCTCTGTGAGTTGATGAAAACCCCAAGGTACTTTCTCTTAAGCTGTTCCTCCTTCAGATTCTCCATCCCCTCAACGGTATACTTGTCAGGGAGTCTCCTCGTCATCTTCCCGATTGCACTACGCAGTTCTAACTTCCCATTCAGCTTAGGTTTGAATGTTTTGCGATGGGATTCTAGCGCACCTCCTTTCGTGGTTTCTACTATCATCTCGCTGACAGCCCCACGCATAAACTCTTCACGTCCCGGAGTTGTCGCCTCCTCTAAATTCGGAACATCTATCTTTGTTGAATCCCAAATCCCCTTGTCAATCTTCTCTATTCTATTGAAGAATGCCTTCTTACTTGCAACATTACCCTCTGCAAAGTTGAGGGCAATCAAATCCTCAAAGGACTTGCTTCTCTGAACCTTATCCCCAGTGAACTCACGTGGAGCAGTTACCACAGCTTCACGGACATTCATACTCAGGACAATCTCATCAAAGATGTCAGGGTTCCCCTCTGCATCAAGTTCAACCCCCTTTGCCTTGTCGATCTCTGCCTTGGGTATTTGCAGATAACCTCCATCAGTCTTCTTCAGAATAACCTTGGGATCAGAAGCATAAATCCTGAACCTCTCTATGAATCCCGGATTTACTTTAACCCAGTACTTCTCGCTGATTGCATCATTTGGGTCAACCTTCTTATCCTTTATGTCATTTTGATATTCTATATAATTAATCACTGGGTTCCCAAACCGATCACGAACTCCATACCCAATGGTTCTGTTCGCTTTCCTCATGGGATGGAATGACAACCCATCAATATCAGTGAGCATTGCGAAGTCACCTCTTAGGTTTTCCCCAGCAATGCTCATCCAGATTGCCTTCTCACGTGGCAGTAACTTGGACTGCCCTGCTCTCTTGAGGGCACTGTCTACATTTGCAAGTCTCTCCCCCTTGAATGGGAGCATCACAGAGTAGGCAGATAATGCCTCTATTACATCAGGGAGGGTTTGCTCGAAGCGTATCTCATGTTCTGCAAGCTCAGCAGCCCCTAGTGTCTTGGTGAAGGCATCATGCTCATCAGGGCGAAGAGCATATCTGAGCATGGTCTTCACATCATCCTGAGTGGGGTCCATCCTCTGAGTGGGTTCCCCAAAGAGTTCTCTTGCCTCAGACATTAACTCTGCCTCAGACTTCTCCTTGTCAGTTCGGGGTTTTGTGGGTTCTAATGG